CTTGTACTCCACCTTGTGCTCGGTCATGTAGCTCTGGATCGCCTCGTCGAACTGCACCGAGTTCGCATCGGCAGCGCCATTCACCTTACTGCCGTTCGTCACTCGCGTGGGAGCCTGGCCGGTATAGACCTCGCCGGTGGGCACGATCTTCGGCAGCTGCTCCATGAAGGAGACCAGCGCATCGAGCGGCGTGACCGATTTCTTTTCCGCGCCCTCGCCGAACTCGACCACTTCGGTGGACTTGGCCAGCTCTTCGAAGACCAGCGAGAGGTGAGACTTATCGAACGCCGGGACCCACCTGCCCGCCGCCTTCAGCTTGTTGATCGCATCGAGCGCGCGGCCCTTGGTCTCGCCGGTCGTAATCTTCTTCTGGCTCTCGGCGAAGCTGACAGCCTGGGCGTCGAGCTTGGCCTGCAGCGGTACAATGGCTTGTGTAACCGCCTCGGTGGCAAATTCTTTCACCTGGGCCTCGGTGAAGCTGGCCGTCTCCGGCTTCTTACCGAAACGCTCTTCGAACTTCGCGATCAACTTATCAATCAGGGTTGCTTCGTCCGCCATTTGATTCTCCTGGAATTCGACCTCAACTACGGGCGCGCTGCTGTCTTCAAATTTGCAGTCCGCCAAACCTTTGATCTCGGGGGGCTGCGCTCCGAGGAACGCAACATGATGCAGGCCCCAGCCCGTGTCGTATTTCGCCAGCCCCACGGAACGCTTCTTGAAGAGGCCCTTCTCGACCATCTCCTCGAACTCCGGCTGCACCTGGTGCATCTTGCCGAGCAGCACCGACCCCTGACGCTTGAGCTGCTGGAACCAACCGTAGGCGGGGGCCGCGCCTTTGATATGACCGATCGTCGCCGGCGCTTCATGGCCGGATCCGGGCTGATAGTTGCCCACGATCTGGTCGAGGTCCGCGTTAGTGAAGACACCCTTGGGGCCGTGATCGCCGGCGCGAAAGAGTTCGATCCACTGATTGGTCAGTTTGCTCACAGCCTGGATACTATGTTCGCCTTTATCGGCCGGCCGTCGAGAGTGATGCAGCGCGTGAGCCTGTTTGCTAAAACACCTTTCCGAAGCCTGCCTGCGGCACCTTCTCGCGCGCCAGCAGCGGCAACCGCGCCATGCCGGATTCGTCCGCACCCTCCGGCGCTTCCTCGTCGAGCAGACCGATGACGATGCAGCGGCAGTTGAATCCGTTGGGCGGATAGATCTTGCGCCACACGGGATCCTCCGCACGCGCAGTGAAGTAGTCGAGCACCGCATGTTCAGGGCGCACGCGGCTATCGCCGACGGTGAGGTACTGCCAGTACGGAAGCGCGCTCTTCACCGCTGGATCCGTGAGCTGCTCGAAGCGGCCGAGCGAATACGCCTTCTGCATGTTCGTCGTGAAGACGGTATCGAGCGTGAATGCCGCGACCTGCTCCACGCCCTCGGTACTCGTGAGCTTCGCGACTGCAGCTTCGAAATCTTTCTGTGTGCCTCCGTCCTTCAGCACCTGGGCGAGCTCGTCGCGGATCTTCTCGATGAGCCGAACATCGCTGACACCGGCAACCGTGAATGCATCCTTCTGATACTGCGCAGAGAGCCCATCGAAGGTTTGCTTGGTGACCGGCGTGAGGCCGCGCAGATAGTCGGCGGCGTTGCCGGCCGGAAGATCCAGGCTGAAGCCGGCGGTCAGGTCCGTGTCGTCATCATCCTCGTCGAAGCGGACCCTCAGGCGCGAGCTCGCGGCGATCGGGACCACCTTGCCCGTCTTGCGATGCACCTCCTTCACGATCTGCGCGCGGCCCAGCAGGTTCGCCGCCGCCATGTGTCTGGCCAGCAGGTCGCCCAGCTTGTACTGAATCGCGCTGTCGCGCATGAGGCGGCCAGGCAGAACGTTCACAGATACCGCCATCCAAGAATGCGCACGCCGTGGCCGTCGGAAGAGCACACGTCCTCGTGATTGTCTCCGAAGAGCGTCTTCGCATCGGTCAGCAGACGCTCCCGGTTCATCGTGATCGCGTCGGAAGCCTTCAAAAAGCCCAGGCTGCGCGCCTCGGCGGCGCTCGTCGAAACCCTGGCCATCGCAATGGTCTCAAAGTTCTTCTTCACCGCCTCGTAGATCTCCACGCCCTCTCCACGAGCGTCCGGCCGAATGCTCGTGCCTGCCTCCACGCTGCGAATCGTCATCTCCTTACAGCCGCCTCCCCCCGGAATCAGCCCAACACCGGCCTCGACAAGGCCCATATAAAGTTCAGCATGGGGCTGACGCGCCGCTCCATGAAGCGAGATCTCCACGCCACCTCCAAGACACATCCCGTAGGGCGCGACGACCACAGGCCGCGAACAGAACTTGATCGCCTGCGTCATATTCTGGAAGGCCCGGATGGCCATCTCAACCTCGTCCCACTCCTCTTCCTGGATGCCGAGCGCAATGCCTTTCGCACGCGTCGACGATATCTCATCTCAGCGACCGCTCGTTCCCTATCGGAGCGATGATCGCGAACTAAAGGGGCGTAAAAGAATCCACAATCAGGCATGTCAGCGCCCTCCTGGCTTCGAAGCATCCGCAATCTCGCGGATCCGCGTGTCGAACAAACCGATCGACTGATCGCGGAGCTGCTGGGTGAGCGCGTCGAACTGCGCCATCTCTGCCTTGCCCTCCGCATCGAGCTCCGCGAAGGTGGCGCTGGTACGGTCCGTGATGGCGGGCTGCGGCGCCGTGATGTTCGGCACGGCGATCGCCTCGCCCTCGGCCGGTACGGGGATGTCGTAGCGCTCCTGCAGGTAGGAGACCGCGATCGGCACGCCCATCCGCTGTGCGCCCTGGTCGATGCCCATGCGGTACTGCAGGTCCTCCGGCTCCTCGATGTCGTACTGCCAGCTCGGCATCGGCGCATCCGGGCCGAAGTTCCACAGCACCAGCGGACGGATCAGCTGGCGGTTGAGTACCGACTGCGACGCCTTGCACAGACGAATCGCCTTGGTCTCCAGCGTCGCGGCATGCACGTTGCCCAGCGCCTGCGTTCCCTTGCCGCCATCGCCCCCGAAGCTGGTCAGGGTCTCGCCCAGGATGCGCCGCACGATCTCCTTCTGCATCGCGTCGAAGAAATGCTCATAGACATCCGGGCTCATCGTGCGCGCCAGCGTGAGCAACTCCTTGTCGTATTCGAATCCTTGCGGAACGCCCAGGGCGACCTGCTCGATCAACGCCTGGGCGAGATCCGCGGCCTGCTGCTTCTGCTGCGCATTGTCGGAGTCCTGATAGCGCACCACGGCCGTGCCAGGCCCCTTCTCCGCATACTGCACCCACAGCCGCTGCATGTTGCGCTTGAACCAGCTCGCCCAGAAGATGCTGCGCAGCAGCGGGCGGCCCATGCGATTGCGCGATCGCGGTCTGTGGCTGTAGACCAGGAACTTCGCTTCCGGCACCAGCGTCCCGATGGAGGCCTGGGGCTGGGTGAGGAACGCGAGCGGCCCGATCTGCGGCTGGAAGCGTTGGCCGAAGAGGAAGAGCTCCTGCGGGCAGTCCTTGATGTCGAGAAGATTCGCCTGGCCCATGCTCACGTCGAACGACAGCTCCGAGATGCTGAAGCCGTAGGCGGCCGCGTCGAGCATGTTGTCCAGCACGCCATCCAGGTCGCCGACGTTCGCCAGCTGCTGCTCGATGAAGTCGGCCACGTCGGCGGCCTGCGACGAATCGTCGAATGGCTGGATGGTGAACTCGCGCTCCAGCACCGCCTCCTTCAGGGTGTCGAGCGCGTTGCCGACATCGGTGTCCTTCTCCTCCAGCTCGCGGTAGTAGAGGATCGCGGTGCCGTCGTCGCGCAGCATCTGCTCCCAGATCACCGACGGGTTCCTCGTTCCGCCAAAGGCAAGCGAGTTGCGGTAGAGCGCGACCTGCGTGTTGTAGAGCGCCTCGGTCGAGACGATCTCGCCGGTGGGGGGAAGCGGTGGAACTACGGTCTCGTCGGCCATCACATGAATCCTCGGGATTGCGAATAGGTGCTCTTGTGGTCGCAGGGCGTCATGCCCAGCTGGATCGGCGTGCCGTCGGAGGCCCAGTCGCACAGTGCTTTGGCCCAGAAGGCGTCGGCGTGGGCGAAGCGCTTCTTCTTACCGCCCCCTGCGACGGCCGAGTCCACCTCGATCCGGGGAGCGTCGAAGGTGACTCCCGTTGCTGTCGCCTCCTTCTTCACCGCCATCAATTCGCTGCGGACTTGAGAATTGCGCGGCAGCCGCGACTTTCCCTGCTCTAGCTTTTTCTTGATCCGCATCGCGAGATCAACCTTCATGCGGACGCTCTGGGTCTCATCGGATTTACGGGATTGCGGCCCCTGGTCCTGTTTCACCGGCTTGTTGGTCCCTGCGAAGTTGATCCCGACGATGCGGCCTTCGTTGGTCTGGTTGAGCAGGTCGTAGAGCGCGATACCCATGCCCGTCGCGTCGATCGCCACACGATCGCACATCGTCACGAAAGGATCGAGGAGCTTGTACTGGTTTGGAAAGGTCTCTGCGTAGAGGTATTTCACCATGCGGGTCCAGTAGACATCGCCGATCTTCTCGTCAATCCACATCACCGTTGCGTCGTGGTGGCGGGCAACATCGATCCCTCCATAGAGGGGACCGCGCGCTTTGAAGCTCGGCAGCAGTTCCATGCTGGCTTCATCATCCTCCGCCGCGGCGACCAGATCGAGCGGCAGCCACGCGCCAACCGACTTCAGGAATTGGCAACAGAACTCCTGCTGCCAGGTGTCGTCGTCGTCCACGCCGGACTTCATCTCGTCAATGTTGATCGGGCAACCTTCCGCCACGGCCTCGAAGACATCGATCCAGTGCCCTGACCATGGGCCATCGGCAACAGGATTGGGATCCGGAGCAACGCCATCGGTGAGATGGAGGCGCGTCGCGAGGTCGAAGAACTTGCCCTGCTCCCCGTTCGGGGTCGAGAGCACGCGCAGCTTGCTGTTGCCGAGCGCTGTCTGGCGGATAACGGCGGCCCAGATTGCGTAGGAATCTTCGTGGTGGGCAAACTCGTCCAGGACGGCGTTGCCGGGATAGCCGCGAGCTGTTCGTGCATTCGCAGGCAGGGCGATGATCCGTGATCCGTTGGGGAAAGACACGCGCTGCACGATGCCCTCGATCGCACCGAAGACATCGACGAAGTCCTCTTCGAAGAGCTCAGCGGTTGCACCCATCAGCTCGATATTGTCCTTGCAGGTCTGGACGAACTCCACGGACTGCGGCTTCGAGGCGCTCAGAATCGTCCAGGTTGACTTTGGGTGTTGCAGACAATCGAAGATCGCCTCAAGGCCAGTCGCGTAGGAGTAGCCGATACGCGCAGACTTCACCGCGAGCTTGAACCGGGACGTATCGTCGATCCAACGCTGCTGATAGGGACGTAGCTGAAGGACTGCGGGAAGACTCACGGCGTCACCGTCACCGTTCCATCAGCACTGAGAGGCGGCAGGCCGAACGCATTGCGGCGGAGTTTGTTGATGTCCTCCAGAGTCAGCTCGCCCTTCGAGACCTTGCGCGCTGCGACCTGCGTCTCCTGCTCCATCTTCCGGATCGTCGCAGCCTCACGCTCTTCGAGCAGCTTGATCCGGCGCTCCTCGGTTCCCACCTTGCGATCGCGGATCTCGTTCGTCTTCGCCTTCTGCATTAGCTCGCCCAGCTTGATCAGCCCCTTGGTCGCATTCAGCCGGCCGCTCTCGCTGCCATCTTCCGCGAGCACGCCCATCAGCGTGTCCCTGGCCGCGTTGATCACAGCCTCGTCGCCATTCACCAGTTGCGACTTCGCGAACGACTCCGCGATCTTCAACGCCTGCTGGGAGCGCACCAGCACGTCGCGGCGCACCTGGCCGACGCGCAGATCGTACCAGCGGTGCAGTGACGAGTGCGGCAGCCGCATGTCGGGAAAGAGTTCGAGCACCTCGAACGGAAGCGCCGGCCAGTCGATAAAGCCGCTGCCCTTGCTCCCATCCTCCAGCTTTACCGGCTCGGCCGAGAGCGCCTCGATCTCCTGCCACGTCTTGCCCCGCGTGTTGCGCAGATGCAGGATGTCGTCGTGAACACTCGACGGCAGGCGGTCGATCTTCAGCGGCTGGTTGGTCTCCCGCCTCTCGCCGGTCTTCGGTCTCGACTTGGCCACTTCTATTCCTCCACGGCTGGGTCGGTGATGGTTCCTTCGAGAAGGTCACGCCCCTTTGGGCAAAGCTCGATCTGGACGATGCGGTACTCGCCCACGCGCAGGTTCTTGATCTCGCGGTAGTCCACATACCCGCGCCCGCGCAGGTCCTGCAGGATGGTGATGACATCGTTCTCGCTGGCGTCGAAGCCCAGCCCCCGCACCAGGGCGCTCCACAGCATGGACGAGTCGAAGCGCGACCGCTGCTGGTCATGGTTGGTTTGCAGCAGTTCGAGAATCACGCGGCGTAGCCGCTTCGATTTGGCGATGGCCCCGTAGCTCATTATGTGCTCTTCTCCACGGCCGAGATCTTGCCGTCCACCTTCGCTTCGATCCGGTCCAGCGTCGCCTGCTGCAGCTTCGCGATCAACTGGTTGTCTTCGTGATACGACTGCAGCATTGCGTAGGTCTTCTCGCTGCGCTGCGCCGTCAAGCTGGTCAAGGTTTGCATCTCCTGCAGGTTGCGATCGTCCTTGTCGGCCGACTTCTGCAGCGCGACCGCCTGGGCCGCCATCGCCTCGGCCTGGCTGCCCTGCTGTATGGCGACCCGGTCCATGGCGTCGGCGATCCGCATCCCGAAGCTCTCGCCCACATCCAGCGCGCGGTTCGCGACTTTGGAGATGGCGAACGCGACGAACATGGCGAGGAAACACCATGGACCCCAGTCGTGCAGGAGCTTGAACGCCTTCTCCGGCTCTGAGCGGATCAGCTCGAACGCGCCGAAGACCACGGTGCCCCCGCCCATGAATCCCCCGCCCACCAGAACGGCTTGCGCGACCCCGCCAAAGCGCTTCGGTGCGGGCGTCACGGGCGCGGTCGAAAGTCCTAAGGTCTGCGGTGCGTCCATCAGCTGCCTTTCTCCTGCTTCAACTCTTCCACCAGCTGCACGCCCTGGGGTACTGCCTGCTGGGCGATCTTCAGGGCGCCCAGCGCATTGTGGGCGACGGCCATGGATCCGGCCAGCGCGATGTCGCGGAGAAGTTCGACCTCCTCCGCCTGGTGACGCTCCAGGGCGCTCCGGAAAGTGACGGCAAAACCACCCACCGCGAGCGTCGACAAACCCGCGGCGATCTCCGGCGTCAGCTTCCCCAGAAAGACCAGCGTCAGAAGGACCGAAACCAGCACTCCGGCGAGCAGGTAAGTCTTCCGTCCTGCCAACCAACCCGAAATCGACCTCATGACCCCTCCCCCTGATGCCTCTAGAACGCTCAAATAAATTCATCCCACGCGTGGCAGGAATTTCCGGGTACCCTAGCACCCCCTAAATCGTCCTGGGGCCTCTGAGCGCATTTCGCTCAAGGCGACCCCTGCTCCCAGAATCGGGCTCGGTCCCTCGGGGTGGAAGATGAGGTAAAAACAGGCCACCGACCTCTGGGTTTCCTGGGCAGCAATACGGAGATGGAAGGCGACCAGGTCCTTCGGATTGGGGAGATAGCCGCCCGACCGCAGAAGTGAGACCACGGCATCCAGGTCCCCAAAGCTTTCCGGGTTGCAGAGGGTGAGAAAGGCGTCCTCGGGACGCTGCAAAATCAGCACCCGGTCGGATTCGACAGCCATCGCGAGTCTCCTCACCGCGTCCCGCTGCAGGGTCTGCCGATCGCTCAGCGCAACGAACGCCGTGTTCAACTGCTCGACCGCATGGCTGTATTGCAGCTGGCACGCCTTCACCTGCGGCGTCTGCGCCAAGGCCGGGAACGCCAATGCGAGCGCCAGTGCCGCTCCATACACCAGCAACGCGCGGATTGCGATACTTGCCCGTAATATCTTCATCAACTTCATATCTTCCACCTCTTGGTTACGGAGAATTCTTTCGAGTTCCTCTGCCTGCCGATCCTTCAACACCAGTACCGCCATCTCTGTGCGACTGCTCACGGAGAGCTTTCCAAAAATATTTGTCAGATGGCGCATTACCGTCTGCTTACTGACCTCAAGCTGATGGCCGATGGATTCGTTCGTGTGACCATCGATCACCAGCTCGATCACCTGCCACTCCCTTTCCGTCAGTGGCCCCGTCGCGGAATCGGCATCCCTTCGCGGTCTGGTCGTCAAAGCCATCAGGCTGCGAACCTCGCATCTACTCCGGTTTTCTGGTGAAGGCCTGGAGGAATCCGCCAAGGGCAATAAACGGCGTAAGCAGGATCGTCCCGGTGAGGGCGATGCCCGCGCCTTCATCGGCGGCGGACGCATCGCGGTACGATTGCGCCACCACCTTCGCCGTGTGCTTGAACGGATTCACCATGTTTTCTCTCCGACTGCGGCCGAAGCAGCCGCCGGTGCGCTCTGCACGTTGAGGATCGCCACCACCGCGTTCACGACATTGGTGATGTACGACGTGGTCGTTGGGAGGTTCGCGGCCTTCAGCAGGCTCGGCACCGCTTGGTTGGTCAGGGTCAGCACCTCGGCCAGCTTCTGCGCTCCCGTTCCGGTCTGGACGCCAGAGGCAGCGTACTTCTGCTCCACCAGTACGACGGCGTTCTGGATCAGGTCCGTGGCGCTGACGACCTCTGCCACAGGAGCAGCGGCGACCGGGAAGATGAGCGATGCGAGCACTCCAGCTGCGGGCAGGTACTTCACTGCGAAGGTCAGGCCTTTTTCGAAGTCCTTCGCCGCTGCCTCCATGATGGTTACGAATTCGTTTGCCATGTTCTCTCCTTGCCTGCCTCCGGTTGAGCCGGCGCAGGGTTGTTGCTTGTTGCCCCAAACTTTTCAGGCGACCGTCGCCGCGCCCAGGTCGAGCCACTGGACTAACTGGCTCTCGCAATAGTTCACCGTCACGAACATCGGCTTCTTCAGAATGGTCACCGAGAGCGTCGCCCCGTCGTAGCGGTAGGTGGCCGTCACCCCGTCCTTGCTCAGCGTGCCCTGGCTCCCGCTCAGCACCAGGCCTTGTTCGTTCTTCAGCTTCAGCGCCGCGGCGTCGAACTGCGCGGGCGTCATGGCGACCTGGATCATGCGGCCTCCTGCACTGCGGGATCGTCCGGCGGCAGTGTGTCGTACTGCTCCAGACCAAACTCCTGGATCAGTTCCACCAGCGAGAGCGCGTAGCCGGGCTCGGTCGAGTAGCCGCACACCCGCAGCGCCGAGGCGAACGCGGACGGATCCCCGGTGTGGCGCATGGCTGGGGCGTAGCGCGAGCTCTTCGCCAGCAGCGCGGCGTGGGCGTCGAAGCTGTCGAGGGGACACGCATATTGCGCGAAGCTGGCCAGCTCCATCACCGAGCGCCCTTTCACCACCTCGCGGGTCGGGAACTGCTCATAGGCCTGCCCGCTCACCGCCTTGACGCCGAAGAAGTTGTGGCAGAGCAGCGCCAGTTGGGACTGGCCCCAGCCGGATTCGAGGATGCACTGCGCCAGGGTCACCGAAGCGGGAACGCCCCACTTCGCCTGCGTCAGTTGCGCCGGGACCACCATCGTCTTCAACCACGCGAGTTGGGTCGCCGTCGCCATCTGCTGCGTCCTTGTGGTCGGCGGAGCGCACGCATGACGTGAAACTCCGCCTCCCTGCTCTGGGGCTCACCGCATTCTCCATCTCTGAATGTGCGGTGCCTGACCGATTAGGTCTGAACGCAGGGTAGGACGCCCCCACTAAATCGAGGGCCAAGGATGATTGAGCGCGAGAGCTTGATTGCACTCCGCACTTTTTCCCCACCAAAAACGGAAACCTCGCCGATGTTCAGGCCAGG